TTTTACCTCGGACAGTTGGAAATCCAGTACCCACCGAAATTCCTCATTGCTTACAGGCGTGATCTGTGCTACACAGCTGTTAATAAGTTCCCTGCTGACATCCGTTTTGGCCGCTTTCTGCCACTCGTCCAGCTTCTGGGAAATCAGCTTCATATCAATACTCCCACTGCGTTCATCCTCCTGTTCGATGCTCTCATACTGGGATTGTAACTCGGCGATCTGCTCGTCCAGTCCCTTGCGGCGTTCCATCAGCTCCTGCTTCGTGATAACTCCGTCAGCACACAGGTCAATATACCTGTCCAGCCGTTCTTTCTGTTTGGCGATGCTGTTTTCCAGCATTGCCTTTCTGGAAATACGCACAGTCTTTTCCTCTGCCATGCAGCGGTTCAGAATCCGGTATACCTCTTTGACGGTCTTACCTTTATCAAACGTCAGATTCTGGAATACCTTAGATGCCATTAGATCCAGCTTCCATTCACTGATGGCTTTGATTTGGCAGCTGATCCCCAAATCCAGACCATGTTCCTGTAAGTAGCTGATGCTTGGCCTGCGTGTACGGCGGTAGCACTGAAACCCGTGAACAACTGCCCCGTCACGGTTTACTCTCCATTTGAACTGGATAAAGCCCGCTCCACAGCTACACCGCAGCTTTGCTGTCCAGACAGATTTTGGCGTATTCCGCATATATTTGTGCTTTTTGCCGTTCTCATCGATGACCCGTGCAGACCGTGCCAGCAGAATCTGTTGGCATCTGTCCCACATCTCTTCTGATACCAACGGCTCAAAATCCCCTTTCACATAGACGTAGCTGCTCTCGTCCAGATTTTTCACACGTTTCTGCGTCAGATAGCCGTCACTGTGGGATTTGTTATAGCAGATGCAGCCTTTGTAGGTTGCATTGTGCAAAACACGGCTCACTTTGGAAGCGTCCCATGATACATGACCGCCTGCATCCAGTCGTCCCAACCGATATAACTCGTTTACGATTTTAGTAAGCCCTTTTTCGCCATCCGAATACATCTGGAAAATCAGCCTCACAGTTTCGGCCTGATCCGGGTCCGGAATGTAGGTTCCGTTCTCCCTGCGGTATCCCAAAATGTTTCCGCTGCCATACAAAACGTGTTTTTCCCGGCTGATTTTCTGCCCAGCCTTTACTCGCTCTGAAATCTTCCGGCTTTCATCCTGCGCCATAGAGGACATGATCGTCAGACGGAGTTCTCCATCGTTGGTTGCCGTATTGATGCCGTCATTGATGAAAAACACATTGACCCCCATTGCCTTCAGTTCACGGGTATAGGACAGAGCATCCACCGTATTTCGTGCAAAACGGCTTACTTCTCTTGTAATAATCAGGTCGAATTTACCTTTTCTGGCATCCTCCATCATACGTAGGAACTCCGGCCTTTTCTGCGCCTGCGTTCCTGTGATGCCCTGATCCACATAGACCTCTGTAATTTCCCAGTCGGAATGGCGTGAAGCTTCGATTTTATACCATTCCAGCTGGTTTTCCAGTGCATTGATCTGTGCCTCGTGTTCTGTTGAAACACGCGCATACACTACAGCTCTCATACATACCTCCGTTGATTTTATGCTTTTTCAGGCAAAAAGAAAGGCTCTGATGGAAAATCCTCCATCAGAGCCTTTCGCTGCGGTTTACGAAGCCTTTGCAGGCGGTTCCTCTTCCTTCTGCTCATGCTTCATCTGAAGGAAGTTCTGATATGTAGGGTTGTTGATATATCCCCCTGCAAAGAGAGCCTCAATCAGATAGTAGGCCATTGCCTTGTCGTCAACCTCCAGCATTTGTGACACCTCCTGTTCGTTGTTATGCTTGGATTCGGTGATATAACATATCATCGAAAATTTCAGCATTACGGAAGAAGCCGAATGCCCTTGAATGCTGATACAGGATTCGTGTATATCGTCATACCGCTGTTCGGACACCGCGAACGATGATGCTCCAGACCAAGCTTTTCCAAGGTTTCCCTGAAATCTGATTGGCTGCATGCCCATTCGTCCTTCTCCTTGCAGTAGCCAAGATAAGCATTGTACAAGTCTTCCAGTGATGTGGATACACTCGGATCACACCTTTCACAGCATTCCTGTACAAATGGCTTCACGCTCCTGCTGTAAGCGTCCTTCGTCGAACATTTTGCCCGGTCCACCTGCGGAATTTCAGGAAATCTGTAGTTTAACTCCACCAGTTTCTGAGCATACCGCAGTGCCTTTGTGACAATGGCATTTCGTTCCTTCCAGATTTTTTCCTCAAGATCCGGGTCCTGCTGGTCATCTGGAATAGATGTGTCGAACGGGAGATAAACGATACGTTTGAGCAGAGCATCGTCCTCGCCTTCGATGCAAGGAGGATGGTTGCTGGCAAAGACGAACTTGATTCGCCTCGTAAGCACCACAGAACTAAGGTATTTGCGTTGAACATCGATTGAGTCACCTCCTGTGATCTGTTTAAGGCGGGAAATGGCCTCCGCATTGAGCTTTGTGTTTGGCATATCAAGCTCAAAATTGATAACGGAACTGAGTAAGGGCATCAGCGCAAACGTTCCCTTCATCTCACTGAGCCGCAGGTTACTGACTGACTCCTTAGGATAAAGCCGCTGAATAAAGTTTCCCAAAACACTCTTGCCGCTATCTCTGGCATAGCCCATGAGGATGAAGAATTTTCCACGAGCCGGATAGATAAACAGATAGCCGATTGCCATCCAGAATCGTTCCAGAAGCTGTGGATTTCCGTGTGTGACCTGCCACAGAAAACGGTCAAATACCGGGCATTTTGCCTGTGGATCGTATTTGGCCTTGATGTAGGTAAATGTCAGCCGATCCGGACTATGTGGATACAGCTTTTTCTCTCCAAGGATGAAAATGCCGTTCTTCAGTGGTGCATAAATCGGCTCACCTTTCGGTTCCTCGCGCTGGATATTCGGATCGGTAGCATAGCACTGATAAAGGTCTTTATGCCCATACAGACTCGATTCGTGATTAAGGTCGTAGTCCACATACTCGCGGTACAGCATTAACAACCGATCTGTGTCCAGATATTCGTAATAGCGTCCATTAAAAAAGTAGAGAGCATTATGGTAAGAGATAATAGAGACCTTCTTTTTGAGTGCCCTTGTCATCCCCACAATGTCCTGCGTTTGGGGACCCTTTTTGACAATTGGTTCTTCAGGAGTGGGTGGAACAGGATGATTTTGAAGTTCTTTTCTGACATTCATCAATTCATCCCTGTTTGGAATTTTCGGTGCAACAGCAGAGCGAACATCGACTTTCTCTAGCGGCTTCGGGAAGGTATATTCATCCGTGGAAGCTGCTACTTTGAGCAATTTCTCCGCACGTTTTTTCTTGAATCGTTCGCGCTCCTTTTGTATCCTATCCGGACTCTCACGATTCATGTACATCGCAAGTACCGCTTGCTTCTCAGCTAAGCTTTCAAAACCAGAAATTTCATCAAGAGACGGTATTTCATCCTGTTCTTGTTTCATCTTCTTAACGGGTTCCGCAAGCGTTAAGCTATCTGTCGGTTGTGCCTGTTTATGGCGCATTGTGTTAAGTCTATCCTCGATTTTAGATTTGCTCATGGCTAGTTTCCTCCACACGGTCTTTCTTGAAGTAGCACTGTTCCACCAGATTTTGGACGGGGTTCTCTTGACCCCAACCACCACTCATAATCAGGTAATCGATCCGTGTCAAACCATTGGGTCGATTGATATTCGTCCAAAGATAGCCAAAATCATTGTTCCAGACATGGACCATGATTTTGTACTCAGCATCAGGTTTGATGTCTTTAAAGGAATCTGTAATGACTGGCGATTTCATTAACCCACCCTGAATAAAAACGCTGCCAATGATTTGATCGTTTTCATCATCGGTGTAGGTACTAAACGTGATCGGGCACAGATTTATCCCCTCTTTTTCAGTCCAGTAGCAATCTGCAAGAACTTCTTCGCCAACTAGAACTCTGGCTTGGATTCCTTTGATTACGCTGCTTTCTCCATCACCGCAGATGAACATTCCCTCCTTCGTTCGTGCAAAGGTGATGTATCCTTTTTTGCCTTTTAGACTCTTATTGTGAAACTTATCGTGGGTGTCCGCCATGTCTTCCTGCACTTCTGTTAATTCCTGCATAGCGTTGATGTTCTTGATTTGTGTCATAATATGACCTCCATATAATTTATATTGCCTTTGGACTTGTCCCTTGGGCTTGGCTGTATAGTACCATAAAGCCATATTTGAAAGGGCATATACTTTTTTCCTTTTTTATATTCAATAAAATATATCTTGAAAAAATAAAATGCCATGTAGCATAAAGCTGTGCATGGCATTCTAGATGGACTTTCCTTGAGGCTCTTGTTGTTTATCAAGAAGAACCTGTATCATCTTAATTATAATTTCTTGATTATCTTCATTCAGCAACGTATACTTCTGCGGACAGGATCTTTGCCTTCCCATCAAATCATCCATCGATACATCCAATGCTTGAGCAATACTGTATAGCTTCACACAGTTAACTATGCGCCCAGATCCATTTTCGATAGTAGAGATGTAGGATTGGGTACTCCCTATAGCCTTTCCCAGTTGGCTCTGTGACAAACCACATCCTTCTCTGCGTTCTCGAATGTTTTTGCCCATAATTTCCCTCAATTCCACACTGTCTTCGGTATAAGAAGCCATTTCCTACACCTCCCTCGTATTATAAAAGAGTAGTATTTATAGACCGCTCTCCAGCGGTATGCTACACTGTATGGGATGCTGTGGATTGGTGAACACCTCCTACCGCAAAGACGGTTTGACGAAGGCTCCAACCACAGCTTCTTTGTTGAAATGTTAATCAGTTAGATACCGCCAGACGGTTTATTTAGAACGAGGTTACAAGAGCAAAGAAGTCTGTGGTCCTAAGCAGCATTGAATAATATAACGGAGGTATAAAATGGTCTGTGTCGGAATTGATGTTGCCAAAGATAAGCATGACTGTTGCATTCTCGATTCGGAAGGAACGACCCTTGTCGATTGCTTTACCATTCCCAACAACATGGATGGTTTCAAAAGTCTGCTACAAACAATCCAAGACTGTTCTCAAAAATCAGACAAAATAAAAGTAGGGCTTGAGGCTACCGGACATTATAGCTACAACATCCTTGGGTTTCTTCTTGACAATGATCTGCCCGTCTATGTCATGAATCCCTTGCATACCAACCTGTATCGAAAGAGCCTCAGTCTTCGCAAAACTAAAACCGATCGTGTGGATGCAAAAACGATTGCAACTATGCTGTTGTCCGATGTAGACCTCAAGTCCTACACAGATACAGCATATCACAACGAAGAACTAAAGTCACTCACGAGATACCGATTTGATAAAGTTCAGGAACGCGCTAAACTAAAGCAGTCGGTGTCCAGATTGGTTACAATCCTGTTTCCGGAATTGGAACAGCTTGTTTCGTCTATCCACGGCACTTCAATCTACGCACTTCTCAGTGAGTATCCCGGTGCAAAGCAGATTTCAGAAGCTCATCTGACCAGATTAGCTAATATTCTCGTGAAAACATCCAGAGGCCATTACCGAAAAGATAAAGCTACTCATATCCGAGATGCAGCCAGAACATCCATTGGTTCTGTTATGCCTGCTAAGTCTTTGGAATTAAAGCACACCATTAAGCTCATTCAAGAACTTACCTCCGAAATCAATGAAATTGAAGATGCCATTCGGAAAATCATGGATGAATTGAAACCGCCGATCCTTTCGATTCCCGGAATGGGATTTCATTCTGCTGCGATGATTCTTGCAGAGGTAGGGGATTTTTCGAATTTTAACTCTCCTGACAAAGTTTTGGCTTATGCTGGATGTTCTCCCTCCACATACCAGTCAGGAAAACTCACAAACTGCTATGCACACATGGAAAAGCGTGGCTCTCGTTATCTTCGATACGCTCTTTACACTGCAACCAAATACGTCTGTTACTGGAATCCCGTTTTTACTGAATACCTTACCAAAAAGCAAGCTGAAGGCAAGCACTACAATGTTGCCCTATCTCATGCCACAAAGAAACTCGTACGACTGATTTACGCTTTGCAGAAGTCCGGTAAAGCATATCTTGCCGTCACTTGATTTTCTCCAGAGCCTGAGTTAAACCTAAGAACAACTTAGCTGGCGCAGCGAACCCTTGACAAACCGAAGCATTCAAATGCTATTCTGTTTTTGCGAGGGTTGGCTGGGCTTGCTTTGCTGTTCTCTCCGTCACCCTCGCTACTCCAAGGCCAGCATTTGAATGATGTTTGTCATGGGCAGCGGATGGTTGGCGGATTTTTTCATTTTAGGGCTTGACTTTTAATAGTTAGTCTTCGTCAGATTTCGATACCCCTCTGCCACCTTGCCGCCAGGGTCATGGGCAAAAATGCTTTTTCCCTCGGCGCTGATTTCCTTTGCCCGGACAGAATGGGGAATCTCTGTGCCGAATACTTTGATCTTGCTGCCATAGGTCTCACGCAGGAGCGCGGAGATCTCTTTGGCAAAGTTGGTTCGGCTGTCCACCATCGTCAGCAGGATACCGTCTATCTGGAGCTTGGGGTTGATCTGCCGCTTTACCTTGTTTACCGTGGAGAGCAGCTGTTCCAACCCTTTGGCGGGCAGATACTCCGCCTGAACGGGAATGATGATCCTGTTCGCAGCGGCCAGCGCATTGACCGTGAGCATCCCCAGGGAGGGCTGACAGTCGATGAGAATATGGGAGTATTGCCCCTTCAACGTGTCCAGATATTGCCGCAAGATAGTCTCACGGCTCATGGCATTTACCAGGGATACCTCCATACCGGATAACTGGATGTCCGCAGGCATCAGGTCAATGCCTTCCGCATGATGCAGAATACCTTCTCCAGTGCGTATAGGCTGATCCATCAGAATTTTGCCCATTGCATCGGACAATGTAAATGGCAACTTGTCCGGTTGCGGATTTCCCAGGCTGATTGTCAGGCTCCCTTGTGGGTCCCCGTCGATCAGAAGGACTTTCTTTCCGGCCTGCGCCAGCCCGATTCCCAAGTTGGCACAGGTCGTTGTCTTGCCAACGCCGCCTTTCTGGTTGGCAATGGCGATGATTTGCGTGTTCATTGACTTCACCTCATTTCTAATTATTGCTGTTGCTTCTGGAAATAGAAAAAGCCGCCACTTCAAAATTAACAGTGAAGTGACGGCTCTTTCTATCGCCGGAATACGAGTT